TGTCATCATAAATCCTAATACTTGATATTCTTTCATGTCCTGACTAATACCAGCACTATCCATAAGCTTTAGATAATCATAAAATATTACACACGGTTTGGCTGTGCCGTCACTATTTAATCCCACATCTTTAATTATCCATCTTTTCATAATAGATAATTGTTCTTCAAATGGTTTTCCTGCTATTGGTTTATAATATAATTTAGCCTCTTTTAATTCATTCATACCCTTTAATATTTTATCTCTAAGTACAGTAGATTCATTAAATTTGCCAGTTTCTATTTTATTAATTTCTATTTCGCTAATCATTGCTAATAATCTATTAATATGATCCTCTTTAGTCATTTCAGTATCTAGGTTAAGAACTGGAATTTTAAGTTTACCAGCAATATGAAAACCCATATTATCAGCTAATAATGTTTTACCGGTTTTGGGTCTGGCCGCAATAACATTAATTGTACTTTTTCTTAATCCGCCACCAATAGCAGCATCATAGGCTGGAAATCCTGTAGAAATACCAACTTGATTTATTGGATTTTTAATTAGATTATCTATATAATCATCTATACCAACAGAAACATGTGTTGCATTATTTTCTGTATCATTCAGCGTAGATGCAAAATTAAATATTCTATCTTCAGCAAGATTTAATATAGAAGTAATACTTTCTGAACCGTTTACTTCTAATATTTTTTCTTGAGCTGTTTCTAATTCTTTATGTAATTTTCTAGCTATTTCTAATTTTTTTATTTTTGCTGCAAATGTAATTAGATTATCTTTATTAGCTGGAAAATCAAGAATCGCTTTTAGATGTAATGTTTCATCTTTACGATTTAAGACATGATCTAAAGACAAGTCTTTTGCGGCAGAATATATTAAGGCTATGTCAATTTGAGTATTTTTACTACCCGCATCAAAGATATATTTTAAGCATTTATAGATAATTTTATTACTATCTATAGTAAATGTTTGATCATTAATTAAATCAGAAATCTCAATATATGCTTCATCGCCAAACTTACATAATATTGACAATAAAGCTCTTTCTGCTGACGGATCTGTTAAAATCATATTTATCCTGCGTTTGTTGAACAATTATTACATTTATATCTATCTACAGAATCGCTAATCAAAACTGGATTTACGGATTCTTTTTTGCCACAAGATCTACATACTACAGATATTGGTTTAAAAGATCTATTTCTTGGTGTTGGTGGAAATTTATTTAATGCTTTATCAACTATAGTATCTTCCTTATGCAAGTCTTTAACTCCCATGGTTAAGAATCTATTATTCGACGAAGGATCATACTTAGGCGATCTAGTTTTTGATCTAATATTATTTTGTTTTTGTGTCTTAACTTTTGGTTTGATTTTTTTAGTTTTTTTAATAGTATCTTCATTTGGTAATAAAGATTGTAGCATATTAATTAATAATTTAATTTGTTCAGGATTATTTTTTATATCATCAAGATCCATGTTTCACCTTTATTTTTTGTACTGATAGCATGATGTCCGATAAGTTTTTAATACTATTAGCTATATAAGATAATCTATCCATTCTTTGTTTAGCATATTTTTTAATCTTATTTAATGCCGACGCCTTGTCATTGTGCTTAATTGCTTGTAACGATTTTTCTATAAATCCATAGCCCTTATAATTATTAATTTCATCCGCAATAGTTTCTTTAATAGTTTCATCCGCCCAATTATGTCTAGCAATTTCTCGATTTAATGTTCTTTGAACATAAAATGAATATTGAGCTAATCTATAAGATATTTGAGCGCAGTCTTCTGGGCTTAATTTTTCCAGAACATCTCTATTCATTGATAGATATTGACCTAGTTCATTTTCTGATAATAAAGAAGCATTATATATTGGTAGACCTAAACTATTTTCATATTCATCAAGTATTTTATCCCAATAATTTACTTGTTCTGTTGATGATAATGTTTTATTTTCTGATTCTTTCTGACCATTCATTTTCTGACTCATTATAAGGTAGTTCTATATATTTAATATTATTTATATCACACCATTCTTTTTTTTCTCTGTCTCTTTTTTGTGATTTTAAGAATCCTAATTTGGAACTATGGTAAAAACCCACGAATTTATAATGCTGTTCACCATGAACTTCTACAGCTGTTTTTAGTATTGGCAAATAAAAATCTAAAAAATAATTATCTGATTTCTTAACTGGAATAGGAACTTCTTCTAAAAGCTGTAAAGTAGGATACTGTTGTGTTATCAATTTTCTCGCAAGTAAGTGTAGAGAAGACTTATTTCCTAATTTAGCATGAGAGTAGTGTCCTGTCAATTGCCAATTTTGAATAAATCCATCCAACGTTTTTATTTGCATTGTACTCCCATTGTTTGTTTAACGCCTTGTTCTAATTTAATATACTCTGCGTTATTATCCACAAAATACTGTCTTAATTTTTCCAAGCCTTGAAATTTTTCGCTACCATAAGAATACCAAGCACCACCCTTATTTATCAAGCCAATATCAACAGCAAAATTTAATAATTCTGTATATTTATCAATGCCTTGACCATATCTTATATATGATGTTGTAGAACCGCCCGGAGGTCCTAAAGCTGAACAAACAACCTGCCATTCTATTTCTTGTCCTATTTGAGAACTATCAGAACTTAATGTCCACGGTTTGAAGCTTTTTGCTCTGAGTTTAATGTCTGTTTGATAAGCTATTGCTTGCCCACTCTTTTCTTTAAATTCTGCTCCATAGCCTGTTGGGTTCCCCATAAGGTGAGTAATTCCTATAACTATATTTTTATTTACAGGTATTACATTGGCTACTTTCCTACAAAACTTAGCTAATAGTTTAGCTCCGTCTGCTCTTTGCATTTTATCCATATCGCTGGTGATTTCTGCTTCAGTACATAATGCAGAATATGAATCTATTATTAGAACACATCCTGGTATTTCATTAATAATCCTTTCTGCAATTTGTAAATATTCTTCAGCATGTAATATTTTTCCTTGTTGAGAACCTATTACATGAAATTTCTGTAAATTTAACCCAGGTATTCCTTCTAAGTCTCTTTTCTTTAATCTACCTTCAATATTTAGGTAGTACACTTCTCTACCATCTTTAAAAGAACTATGTGCGTATTCTTTTTTTTGTGCTGTTGCAGAAAAGTCTAGACTCGTTGTAGTTTTTCCACATTTTGGTTGACCTGTCAATACTACAAAACTTCCTTCTGGAATGCCGCCATTTAATACTATATCTAATGATGGACTAATAGGTATTACCATAGTTTTCTTATCAACTATAGCATTTCCATTTAAGATAATATCTGAACCAAATTGTTTTGTAACATCATCTTTTAATTTTGTAGTCATTCTAATTCCTTTAGTTTAGATATTATAGACTTATTGATTTTTTGATCCGTAGAAAATTTCTTAGTATTTTTACGATCATATTCTTTGGTTAGGCTTTGATTTTCCTTGTCTAGTAGACTCAACTCTTGCTCTATGATAGGTATCAAATGAGGCGCTCGCAACGAATATATTTTTGAAGCCTGTATTCCTTTTAGGGCTCGAATAATAGCTTGTGGATTATATTTTTTAACAAGTTTATTTGCTGTAGATATTTGATTTCTATAATAGAGAGACCATTCTTTTGAGGTCCAAAACTTAAAATATAAATCCTTTTTTTCTTGTTTTGCCTTATTCTCACATATCAATTCTGTAATATACTGGGCGGCGGTTACATATTTTCCATTAGAATATCTAGAAATATATTTCATTTTTTATTGTTGGGTCTATAAATTGAATTTCTGGCTGTTCTAGAAATGGTACTATTTAATTGTTTTTTAAATTCATCATTAACCTCTGATGCTGCTTTAGTCATAATAGCAACTGATTTTGTTCCTTTTACAGATGTTTCTCTTATCATCAGGTCTTGGCTTGCTACTTTTTCGGAAGTTGTTTTAATAGTTGAGTTTTTTTCTTGTTTTCTATTTTGAATTACTTCTTTTACAACTTTAGCAGTAATACCTAATATTTTAGATATTTCTTTTATATTTGTTCCATTATCTACCAAATAATAGATTGCATATTCTACTGTAGGATCATTCATGATAGCTCTCTTTCTGCATTGTTTAACCATGCAATATTTTTAGACTTAAGAAAATTTAAATACATATCAAATACTTTTTGATTAACTCTTGTAAAATTATATTCGTTCTTTCCTATTTTCGCTATAAATTTATTGGATTTTCCTTCGGAATATAGCCCCATAGGATTATAAATTTTTCCATATATTCCAGTTTTTAAAAAATATTGAATATCATTATTAATAGTTTTTGTATAGGCTAGTGCATTATTCTTTTTAAGGATAATTGGAAAACCATCTTCATTAAGGTAGTCTTGTTGACCTAAGATAGTATAGTATGTAAAAGATGGTGGTTGTTCATCTTTTTTTGAGATATGAAATATATTATTATCCATTTTTTGTTTTCCTTCTTTGTTTTTTACTAAGATTATTTGACCACCTAGGCTTAGGCGGCTTTTTAATCCTACTCATTCCAGTTGGTAGTTCCTTAGTTCCTTCTTCATATTTATATGAATTATGTTTTTGGTATAAGTGTATTTTTTCATCTTGACTCATCCTATCAGAGTTTCGTTTTGCTAAATCTCCAAGTGTCTTAAGTTCTGAATCAGACTTTTTTATAGAACAATTTTGTGTAAGAACGTCTTCAACATATCTTCTATTTGTATCTATAGAATTACATTTTATACAGTTTGGCTTGTCGTTATAGTCTTTAATATAAAAAAATAACTCAAAGTTAGTTTTACAATTATTACAACAATATGAATATGTTGGCATTATAAATAAGAATCCGGAAGATATGGGGTCCATTCTGTTGGTATCTGGTCTTTTATTTTAGACAAATGCGATGTGATTGGCAAGTATTTTAAATTTTTATTTGGTTTAATTGGAAGATTCTTTAGTGGCATATTAGCTTCTTTTGGCGTCCTACTACCTTTCCTTCTATTACACCATGTACAAGCGGTTACTATATTCGTCCAAGATGTTGGAGAGTCTTTTATACTTTTCCATTTGGACTTTGGTATAACATGATCATATGTTAAAGAATTTAATTCATATTTTTCTCCACAATACTGACAAGTATAATCATCTCTAATAAAAATATTTTTACGAGAAAATGTTACTGATTGATTATTGATTTTAAAGAACCTATAGGTTTTTGCTACTGCTGGTATTGGATATTTTTTATCAACACCATTAATATAATCGTTTCTATAAAAATCTATAATTTCAATAGCATACTTATAATTATTTGATCTCATTGACCAAACTATAGCCTTTTGCCAAGGTATAATACTTAGTGGAGAATAATCACCATTAAGTAACAAACATCTTTTATGATTTTGTTGCATTTTCTAAATTATCTAATCTAGCTAAAATTTTAGCTATAATTGGATTTCTCACAATGTCTGATGATTCTAATTTACAATTACCTATTCCATCAATACCATCTAAGGAATTTATCATATTAATAAATCCACCTTGTAAATGTCTATTCAAGTCAGATTGACCGACATCTCCAGTTAATACTAGCTTACTCTCTATGCCAACTCTTGTCAATAACATTTTTAATTGTTCATATGATGCGTTTTGACATTCATCAGCAACTATAAAACAATTATGAAAATTTCTACCTCTCATCAAACCTAATGGCACTACTTCTATCTTATTATTTAGTCTTAAACTAGCGTAATGAGACTCTGCTATAAAATGATTAATTTCATCTATAATAGGTAATAAATATGGGTGTAGTTTTTCTTCTGCCGTACCTGGTAAATATCCTATCTTTTCTCCTGCTTCTAATACTGGTCGAGTAATTACAATTCTACCTACTTTATCATTTAATAGATACTCTAAAGCCATACCTATTGCAATGTGTGTTTTTCCAGATCCTGCTAATCCTTGACAAAAAGTAATAGTATTTTCGGCAATTGTTCTTATATAATCTTTTTGATTCTCTGTTCTTGGTCTTAAAGGATTTCTTGCGGCTATGCCCTTTTGTTCTCCTAAATCATTTGTTAGATCAATAAGTCTAGATTTTTTTCTTGAACCTTTATTATTTTTTCTCAAGTTATACCCTTTATTATAAAGTTAATATATCAATGTTATATTGATATAATACACCGTGTCTATATAATATAAGGCCTTAAATTAGGGCTTTGCCATCCTTCTGGTTTTAAAACTTTACCATCCTCTCGTTTTTTTACTTTGCCTGTTAGTTGGTCTATTTTTGCGAAATTTGTTCTCATAACTTCGTCCCAAGCCCCCTCTCCATTTGCCCCCATGCTATTTATAGCTCCGGCTGTGACTACGATAATATCAATTAGAGCATCTAAAATTTCAACTCTATCATTATTATCAAAAGCCTCTTGTAGCTCTTTAGTTTCTTCTTTTATTAAAGTATGATACATATTAAGCTGGTCTTCATTCCACTCACAAACTGTTTGATCACAAGCTGTCATAAATTTTGTTTGATCTTGAAATACATTTCCCATAATAATTCCTTGTTGTTAATAAATATTTTCTAAGATTCGCAACTACTACATGTTAAAATACTTCGAGCTAATTCCTGAGCCGGATTCGAACTTCTTTGATAGTAAAAAGTTTTAATGCCATTTTCCCATCCATATATTAGCAGATCACTAACTTCTTTAGCTGGACAATTTGGAGGTATCATGAGATTTAGAGATATTGCCTGATCAATATACTTTTGTCTTTGAATATTTTGTATTACAATTTCTTTTTGACTAATTTCTCCAAATGTTTTAAAGACGTCTTTTTCTTCTGTGGTTAAAAATGATAAATGTTGAACACTACCACCACGCACCAATATATCCTTCCATACATCATCATTATCTTGTTCTTTTTCTTTTAATAGTTTTTTAAGATAAGGATTCTTATATGTAAAATTACCTTTAGCTAATTTCTTAACAAAATAGTTACTATTTAATGGTTCTATACTAGGACTAACTTGACCTAATATAAAAGAACTAGATGTTGTTGGAGCAACAGCAAGAGTAGTAACATTTCTGCGGCCATAACCTTTTAATAGGTCGGGCTCTCCATATGTTTTGGCAAGTTGTTCAGTAGCCTTGTCCGCACGTTCTCGTATTGTCTTCCAGATACTTGTATTTAAAAGTTTAGCACTCATGCCTTCAAAAGAAATCATTTTAGATTGGAGCAAAGAATGCCATCCTAAAACACCCATACCAAGGGCTCTTTGTTTCTTTGCAAAATTATGGGCTGATTCCATAAACTTTATGCCTTCACTTTTCCTGACAAATTCTTCATTAACGCTATCAAGAAAATAGATCATGGTTTCTATAGCATCTGTTTTTACTATTTCGTCCCAGTGAAGCAGGTTCAAGCTGGATAGTACACAAACAAAACTATTGTTAGTATCAGAAAAAAGGCTAATCTCTGAACATAAATTACTGCTTTTGATTTTTAGTTGTTTGTCCTTATAAATCTGAGGAGCATTATTATTTACCGTATCAGTAAACATTATGTATGGATAGCCGGTTTGAAATCTTTTTTGAATAATTTTTGCCCAAATTTTTCTTTTATCTTTATCTCCTGCTACCATGTCTTTCATCCACTCATCAGTTATGGTAACTCCAATACTCATGTTTTGAATAGGATGCCCCTCGCTTCTTATCTGTAAAAATTCTTCTATATCACTATGTTCTACGGGAAGATAAGCGGCAAAGCTTCCTCTGCGAGCACTTCCTTGACTAATAACTTCTGCTGTTTTATCAAAAAGTTCCATAAAATGAACAGGACCACTACTTTCGCCACCAACACTAATAGTAGCTCCTCTTGGTCTTAAATCCCCAAAGTACCCGCTAGTGCCTCCACCAAGCTTACTCATCATTCCTACTTCTGCTGTTTTATATAAAATATCCTGCATTTGATCAGCAATGTAAGAATTAAAACAAGATACGGGCAATCCTTTGTTTTTTCCAAAGTTAGTAATTACCGGAGTGCTTAAAGAATAAAAACCACGGGATAGATAGTCATAAAATTTATCAGAAAACCCTTGGATCTCTAGTATTTTTTCTGCATTATCGCTAATTTGTTTGTATCTAGTCTCTGGTTCCAATCCAGAATCCAGATATCCTCTTTCTAAGAATAGTCTAGATTGTTTATTCAGCCAATAAAAGTCTTTTTTGTTATCATTCATACTAAACCGGCCTCTCTTAGCATTGGAGATAATGTGCATTTATTGTCGCACTTATATTTTTTACAGAGATACTTTCGAGATTTTCCAGATAAAAACTCTTTAAGAATTTGGTCTTTTTTCAACCAAGCTTTGGAAGATTTTTTAAGTCGTGATCTTGGTCTAATTTTAATATCATTAGATTTTAAAACGCTTATAATAGTAGTTGCCGCACAATTATATTTTTTTGCTAATTTGTTAGTAGAAATTTTATTTTTATATAACGAGACTATTTCTTTTTGTTTTCTCCAAACAGAGCTGCGTAAATTTTTAGATCTTTGTTTATTGTTTGATTCTTGAAATAATATTTTTTTTATAGTTTTTTGAGATAGATCATAGTATCTGCATATTTTTTGAATAGACCAAAACTCTATTGTATATAGCTTGATAATTTTTTTACTATTTTTTCTTAATTTTGGATCAAAAGACGGATGATGTTTGCCAGATCCTAGAGCTTTAACTCCACACGGAATCATATTGGTTAAGTCGTTTCCATTATCTAGAAAGAATTTTTCCCATTTGCGTTCAGCATTGTATGCTTTATCTTCAGAAGTAAACTCATCTAATACTTTAGACATTATATAATAACCATTTTTTTCTAAGAGTCTAATCTTTCTAGATTTATGAAAATTCCAAGAAGCTTTTATATATGCTTCTCTTATGTGTTCTCTTTCTCTACGGTACGCAAGAATGGTAGGATTTTTTGCTTTGCCTACATAAAATACATTTTTTTTATTAAACTTTGTATTTGTTGATTTTGTTGAATAAAATAAACAATAAACATAGAAAGGCTTAGATACAGGATCGAGTCTATATATTGGTCTTTTGCATTTGTTCATAACTTACGCTCAAAATAAATCCTCTGCGTCAAAACTTTGAGAAAACTTAGAATATTCAACTGGACGGCTATGAAAAAAATCTGAACTATTATTTCCTAATACCTGTTCATCAAACCATGTTGTTTTGGATACTTTGTCTTTATCAACTTCAAAAATGGGATCATAGCCTATTTGAACAAGAGAATCGTTCATTCTATTCTTAATAAATTCTTTTAAGAGTTCGGAATTTAATTTTTCGTGGCCATATCCATTAACAATCCATTCGATTATTTGACACTCATACTTGATAGCATCTTTAGCTTCATGTTCTATCTTTAATCTTAACTCTTCATCAAATAATTCAGGATATTCTTCTCTTATAGTATTAATAATTTTAATACCTATCATAGCATGAAGATTTTCTTCACGACTAGTATATTCAACCTGTTTATTTGTATCTTTAAGAGAATTTTTATATCTTCCAAAAAAGCCAATGGTATAAAATTGTGAAAAAAGAGCAATATTTTCCACAAATAAAGTAAATAGAATTAATGAATATACAAATTGTTTTTTATTATTATCACTATTAGAGTTTACTACAAATTTAAAATTATTAACTCGGCCCTTAATAATATCTAGCTGTAGAATATCATCAAAAGCACTATCAAGCCCTAAAACTTCTAATAATCTTTCATAAGCATCTCCATGAATGACTTCTACGTTAGCCATTACATAGCCCATATCATTAATACTAGGATGAGGAAGATTATCTCCTAATTTTGCCCAAAATTTCTTAACACTAATTTCTAGTTGGCCTATTGTTGATAAAGCCCTTGTAATAATCTGACGTTCTTGTTCTGTTAAATTAACTTTAAAGTCTTGAATATCGCTACTAAAATTAAACTCTTTATCGGTCCAAAAACCATTATGCATAGCTTCGATAAAGTTTTGAGTCCAAGGATAATGATCGGGCTTTCGGCTAATTTGTTCATCAAAAATCATAATTTTTTGTCTCTCTTTAGTAGATTAGCTATTAAGCCTAGTAAAATAACATTAGCAAATTCTCTGCCAACCGGATTAAAATTTTCTACGAACCATAATTGAAAATAGTACAAGATTACATATATGCAAAACAGGATATGAATCATATTACACCAGCCAACTGTCTCAGCCAACTCAAATCTGGGTCAACATAAAAAATTTTCATACCGCTCATTTCTATAAAAGTATCAAATCTTTTTTTAGCTTCATCATCAAATAATTTTGTACCATGATCATTAATCATATAAACAGTATCAATACCTTCTTGATATAAAGAAATGATACAGTTATTACAACATTGTCCTGTTACATATGCTGTTCCATAATCTGGCCTAACGACACAATTAGCCAATGCATTAATTTCACTATGTACCATCCAAAAATATTTATCTGGTCTATTTAAAGGTAATTTACTATCGTCTAGTCCTTTTGGAAAACCATTATAGCCAACACCTAATATTCTATGGTTCTTATCTGTAATTACACAACCATGTTGAGTATGAATATCGTGGCTTCGTTTAGAAACAACCTTAGATAGTCCTAGAAAATAATCCGTCCATGAAGGTCTAGACATGCTTTAATATTATCCGTTCAATTAAAAATCAAATGAGCATCAATAAGACGCTCGTCGTATAAGATATACTATCTCAAGAGAGGCAACAGTCAAGAATTTATTTTGAAAGCCTTTGGTATAGAACTATAGCTAGTGCTGCTCCTCCTATGCCAACAACAATACCAGCTGGTTCTACTACTGTTGATCTTCCAATAAGATACATAAAAGCTCCACCAAGATAAGAACCAGCTACTCCAACTCCTACAGTTTGAATGAAACCAAAATTTTCATTACCAGGAACCAAAGACTTAGCTATAGAGCCTACTATAATTCCATAAATTATCCATATAAGGATACTAAACATTTGCAGCCTCCATTAAAGTATAAGACTCATCCTCTGTAAGATCCACACCAGTATCAAGAATAGCGTCCCTTAGTTTAGCGCCATATAGATTATAATCTTCAGAGTTTAATTTTTCTTTAATTATTCTACGTAATCTCCATTTATTTAAAAAATTACGAGATATCGAAATAGACTTTATCTGCTCCCTCATATGTTCTGCTTTTTCTTTTTTATTTAGAATTCCAAATTGTTTACTATTACATTCTTGTATGATACGAATTAAGCTTAATATAATGCCAATAATCATAAGTACAATAATAATATTTCCATATTTATCACTTTTATTGGATAAGTCCATTTTATCCATAACTTTCATTGCTATAGCTTCTAATTTTGGATCAACACTCATATTCTCAATCTCCTTGGCTAACATAATGGAATTATCTAAAGTTATATTTACACCTATTTCCAACGTAGCATACAAGAGCTTTAAGCCAAATTTATTATATTGATCTATTGTTAGGTGTTTTTTTAAAGTATTTTTTATTGCTTTTTTTGTAGTAAATGTAGCATTATAACAGTGAGTATGAACTATTTCACAAAGTCTCTTTTCTCTTTTATCTTTATGAATAATATTAGAAAGTTCATGATAATAACATGAATTTAATTTAGAAAATAAATCACCAACTATATTTGCTAAAGTAAATTTATTTATTGAATAAGGGTGAATTTTATCATTAACTTGAGATAATAATATTTTCATTTTTATATGCTCACAAGCTATATTATGAAGTCTATTTAGTATTTTTTCTTTTCTTAATAGTAATTATACTATCTATTTGTTTTCGTAACCAAGGAAATAATGGTTTGTTTGGTAAAATAGGATTAGGTTTGGGTTCGTATGGTTTTGGTTTATCTTCTTTTGGTCTTAATAAGTTAAGTAATACTATAAGAGCATCTATTATGCCCTTAACTAAATTTTTAAAAAACCAACTGTCAATATTATCACTTTTTTTCATAAATAATAGTTTATTTAGTTCAACCAGCCGGTTTAGTCCAATCGTCTGGTAGTGTAACCGTGGCAATAGCAAAAGCTCCTCTCCATGCGGATTTGGCTGTGCCTTCACTATCATATCTTGTTATATCATATGAGTCAGGATAGGCCATTGCTCTCTCTCCGGCCATCCATTTGCACCATGGAACAGCATGGCCATTACGTCCAACACTAACGGCCATACCATGCAATACGCAGCAAACAGCTTCTTCATATGATCCAGGAAAAATAACTTCCAATGGACGAAACCATTTTGCTGTTTCTCTCCATCCTTCCGGAAACGAACTAACGGATATCCACGACCCACTTGCTTGATTAATTCCCCCTTTACCTGTTGTTCCTTGTATAGCATGTTTAAAACCATAATCACGAGGTTGTTTCGTCTCTGGAAGCATACCTCGTCTTACCGCTATCTCTAGCACTTGGCGAACATTTGCCCCACCCCACTGTCCCGGATTAGCTTCGGCATATACTGATAATGGAGAAAGCCAAACACTCGAAGCTTTTTCAGATTCAGAGTATCGAAAATCCTTTTTTGGTCCGTCATGGTAAATGTATCCTCTAGCACGATTGCGAGCAGCTTCAAAATTAGCTCGTAATGAATGACAAGTACATTCATGAGTAGGATTCTGGTTAGTATAGCGGTCAATATAATTCATTGCCCATGTTCCGGCCTTGTCATTGTCTGAGGCTTTATCTGCCCAGTCTTTAGGCTCGATCCATAATGACCTAGGAAACTCTCGTGCTGTATCTCCACAAGCATCTCGCAAAGCGTCAGGAGTATCTTCCTTCGCAAGGTGATCAGGATAGCCGTCGTGATTTTTGGGAAAAACGTCAATTAGTTTTGGATTAATGCGTGAAAAGGTATTTTTCATGGAACTGCCTCCAATATATCTGATTCGGTTTGTGGTTTCTCTACAATAGTAAGAATATTAGTTCCAGATAATACTACTAGAGAAGGAATAGTCTTAGCTTTAGCAGCATCCAATGCTGGTTTGTACTGGTCTGGCGTATCTCCTGTTCCATCTACAGTATCTTTCTCAAATAGTGATGCTAAAATATTTTTTTGTAGATTTAGCTTTTCTATTCCAGCATATACTCCTACTGGAATTGGACCATCATCCTTTTCATAAACATATACTGCCGCAGTAATAGAGGATGGCTTATTTTTTGGAAGATTAAATAATATGCCCAAATCAAATTTGAATAAGCCTAGAGTTATTAGACAAATACCAACAATTAATAAAGTTTTATCATTTCCTGGTAGTTGTTTAACCATCCTTTTTCTCCTTGCACACTACCGGACTAAGATGAGGAAACATTTGATCAACAGCTTCTACAGCTTTTGAACAACCAGATTTTTCTGCTAAGTCTCGTGTTTTTTTCCATGAAGCTATTAATTCAAAAAATAATTCTTGGTCACCACTATTCTTATCAGTAACAATAGTTGTATTATTACTGGATTTATTTTTAAGAAGATTTTTTACAAAATCTGTAACGCCACCCAACTGATCTTTAAAAAGTACCCATAATACAACCGCAACACCAGCATAAAGCATAAGATCGGTTGTTGTTAATTTATTACTAAATTCACCGAAAGTTTCAAGCGGATTCATATTTTCCTCACTATTTTAAGATAAGATTGAATTATCATTCTTATTTATAAATACACCAGTTTGTCTAAACGTTGTTACTAAAGCATCAATTGTGCTGGAAAGTAAGATCATTAAGAAGGCCTTAATATATTTGTGCAAAACTGGCTCTATAAAGTTTGGTACTACGGGAATATCTATAACTAAAAATACTTTATCATAAAAGTCTCCAAGTAAACTCATAGCAAGAGCCTTTTTTTCTGGACTAGTTAAATCATTGCCCATAGCTTCTATAACTTGTATAATACTTGCTGTGGCCAGCTGTAAGACTTTCCATGCTTCAGCTAGTGCTATTCTTTGAACTGCTGCTAGGCTTTCTTTTGTTTTTAGTATTAGTTTTTCGGTTTCTGCTTTTATTAGGTCTCGACTTGTTAGTGGTATTATTGTTTTCATGATTTTTCTCCTCTGAAGTTGGAACTGATTTTTTTATTTCTTTTCTACTATTAATATACTTATAAAGAATCATTACTTGACCAGCAATAAGAATTGCGCTTTCTACACCATGACTAACATCTCTTATTAGTTCTTCTTTTTGGTCATTATCTCCTATGATTCCTAATAAGAAAAGACCACTAAATATAAAGCTTACTAGTGTGAACCAAAATTCACTTGTTCGATAACCTGGTTTAATTATCATCTATTTATCCTTATATATAAAAGAATATATTATATATACACCAAGCTATTATTTTGATTATTATTTATATATAACAGATATGCCTTTAATTTTTGGTTGAGCATCTGTTAAAGGTATAATGCCATCTCCTGATCCAGTTGCTGTTATGGCAGTTGGGATATTATCGCTTTGTGTTCCGTACAGCCAATAGCCCGGACCAGTTCCATTTTTATTCGGAGTATAATAAGATGCCTTATACCATTCATTTTCATTTGGTATCCAATATTTTGCATTAATATTTTTAGATGGAGCTATTCCGGTTATGGCTCCATTTAATGTATAAGCGCCATCTTCTGTGGTAGTATTATTTTGAGGACCAGTTGGTTTGCCATTATGTAGCCAGTTGCAATATCTTGCAGCATTAAACCATGTTACTGATGTTATAGGCTTATTACTCATTATATTTAAACTATACTGATATGTATATGATCCTTGAGATCCTAATCTAGATATTGATCTTCTTAATGAAGTGTTCATTTGTGAATTATAAATTCCATAAGTATCTGTGGTTCCCACAGAACTTAAAAATTCCAAATAATCTTTTACTGTTATGGTAAATTTTGATATCATATACTGATATGAGACTGATCCATATCCATTTGTATCTGAAGCATTATTAATATTTGTTACTGTTACAAAATTATCAAGATTTAAAAAATTATTATTTGAACATATTCTAAATCCTATATTTGGTCCTTGATTTGCTGGCGTTTGTGGGAATGAGCCTGCTAGAACCTCGCCTCTTCCAAACTTTGATAATCCTACAGCAACAGGAATGGTAGATAAATCTGGAGCTACTTGAACAAGGATCTGATTACCAATAAACTGTCCACTAGATGACCAACCCCATGCTTTTAATACTTTTTTATCGGTCGCATTACTATTTAAATCATTCCACTGAGATATTAGTCCACTAGTATCATATAATCCATAGTAACTAGGGCCTCCATTTATTCCTACTGTTGTTATATTGCCGTTAACTCCTCCCCACTGAGCTTGTCCATTCCAATTAGCATAATTTAAATTATTTATTTTAGTTATGATTTTTGTTGTTGGAGACATTGTTAGTCTCTGATCAGAGGTGGGCGGTTGCGGAAGGGGTGGTTAGTGATCAAGCGAGAAAGAGGCAATCCGCCCCAGCGGTGCGCCAGATAGCCCTCCACCTTCCAGATATCCGGCAGCGTCCAGTTGGTGAACATCACGATTTCGGTATAGCGAGACGCAGACGGAAACACGGAGTTGTCGCGCATGCCGAAACAAAGCTCAGACGTTACATTGGTGACCTCCCGCACTGTCGCGGACTGCACGGCGAGTCCGTTGAGATGTGCTCGCAGCACGTCGTTGTTGAGTTCTCCGTATGCGCCGCCTAATGTGCAGTCATCATAGAACGATTGCGGCGTCCCGGTTGGCGTGTCAGCGTATGGGCCAGTGTTCCTATTTATGGCGCGGATAGTCCCGTTACTTGATAGATGTAATTCTTGGACGGCAGAACTCGTGTTTCCATCATTACGAGACCATACGAACGGCGGGGAGCTATTGTTGTTTGGGTAGCCGTAAACACTAAAGATTGCCACATTTGGCGGCGTGACGAGCGAGGTTAGCAGCGTATCGTCTGTGCCGTCCAGAATCACTGACGGGCGGCCTGCGAATGAGCCATACGCGGGGCGCTTGCTTGCTGTGGCTTGCACCAGATGGTTGCCCTTGCCCGACAAATCTGACCACTGCGACACCGCGTTAGATACAAGAGTGATCGTCTCTGCGCGTGATGCATCCCACCAGCCCAAAAGGTTGCCGCCGAGGCTTGCAGGCGTCCAAATTTTGCTACGACTAAGTAAAGTATTATTACCATAAAAACTCATAGAAGACTAGCCTCAATGAACGCATTATCAATTTGTTGATTAGTCAGACCCAAAACAGAGCCGAGAGTATTAATCATTGGATGATTTCTTTCTACATAAGGAGAAAACTCCCACTCTATTTTTGTTTTTTCTTTTAGTAGTTCATCTGTGATGCTAGATATTGCGGCATCAACAGCTGAAAGTGAAATTCCATTTTCCACCAACCACAACCGAATCTGTCGTGGACTGATCATGGCTGGAACAATAGGAGGAACAACAGGAGCTGGTATCCATACACGAACTATAACAACACCATCTTCTTCTATAGTAACACTTCTTTGTGCTTCATCCTCAATAGTATTTTCTGGTTGAGGTGGTGTGTCAGATTTTACAGTAACATAGCCACATAATTTCTGTATCTCTGTGTCAGCAATATCTAGTCCTTGTACTAGCGTACCATCTTCATGGTAACCATTGAGAGGA